GACTTGGTAATATGTGGGCTAATATAAATCCAACATACAGTTATAATAAAACACATACACATCCTAACTCTATGTGGTCAGGTGTATACTATATTAAAGTCCCTAAAAACTCAGGCAAACTATTTTTAGAAGATCCAAGACCAGGACCAAATACACATATGCCTAGAAGAGTAGATAATCTACCTGAACAATTATGGAGAGTATGTGCTTATGAACCCATGGAAGGACGTATGATTTTTTTTCCATCTTGGCTTCCACACGGTGTTGATATAAATATGAATACAGACAAAGGAGAAAAGAACTGGAGAATATCTGTGTCTTATAATTTTATACAAATATGAGTTTTAAGAAAAATAAATATCAAGTTATACGTGGCGCTATATCAAAAGAAGTAGCAGACATAGCTTATCGGTATTTACAAATATCTGCAGAAGCAGATCACTGGATGTTAAACAATGGTGTAACTCATGCAGGTAACAAACTTGTAGGTAATTTTAATGACCCACAAGTTCCAAACTCTTACGCTAAATATAGTGATCGATTAATGGAAACACTATTGGTTAAAACTATAGCTGTGATGCAGAAGAAGACAGGACTTAAACTAGTGCCCACATACTCATATACAAGACTTTATAGAAAGGGTAATATCTTACGAAGACACAAAGATAGACCCAGTTGTGAGATATCGACCACACTAAACCTAGGTGGAGATAACTGGCCTATATTTATCGATCCTACGGGGTCTAACAACGTGATAGACGAGTATAAGAACATACATAAGCCTGGTGCACCCAAAGGTGTGAAAGTAGACCTAAAACCAGGGGATATGCTTATTTACTCTGGATGTGAGTTAGAGCATTGGAGAGAGCCTTTTGAGGGTCAATTATGTGGTCAAGTAT